GAAAGAACTTGAGACGCGCGCTCTTCCGATGGGCGACTTCACCGTTCGAGAAGACGAAGACGGTCAGAAGACCTTCACTGGCTACGCTGCGCTCTTTGGCGCACCGTCGGCTGGACTTCCGTTCACCGAGGTCATCGCTCCAGGCGCCTTCCGTCGCACGCTCTCCCGCGTTGCTGACGGCAAGAAGATTGTCTCCTTCCTCTTCGGACACGACGAGACGCGCGCACTCGCCACGACCGCGAGCGGCCGACTCACGCTGACCGAAGACGAGCGCGGCTTGAAGGTTGAGGCTCGCCTTGACCCAGCCGATCCAGACGCCGCTGGCGTGATCAGCAAATTGACGCACGAGGCGTTGGCAATGGGAATGTCGTTCGGCTTCACCATCCCGAAGAACGGCGACTCGTGGGACGAGGACACGCGCACGCTGCGCGAAGTGAATCTATTCGAGGTGAGCGTCCTCTCCGCAGGACAGACTCCCGCCTACCCAGCGACGCTGGGCTTGACCTCCGTTCGCAAAGTCGCGTCCCGAATGGGCGTAGACGGCGACCGGCTTATCTCAGCCATCGAGTCCTTGAAGTCGGCGCAACCGCTGACCGAAGAGGATGTCGAGGTGATTGAAACCGTCACGGAGAAGTTGGCTCCGAAGCGCACAGGGGTGGACCCATCCATCGCTCGCGCCAAGTTGCTGCTCGCCGAGATGGAATCAGAATCGCTCTAAAAGCCACGAGACCCCGCCCCGCTGCGCTAGTACGCAAGCCCGCGATCAGGTCATCCCGCTAGGCGAGCCGCAACATTGTGGAAACCAATCAAGACAAGGAGACAGAAATGTCAGACGCACGAAAGTTGCACGAGAAGCGTGCCAACCTTCTGACCGAGGCTCAGTCCATCGTGACCGAGCTCGCCGAGAAGGGCGAAGCGCTTGAGGGCGAGTCACAGGCTCGCTTTGAGAAACTTACTTCGGAGGCTGCAACCGTTGCGGCCGCAATCCGCTCAGAGAAGGAAGCCACGGAAGCACGAAGCGCTGCTGATGCAGTTCGCGCCGAGTACGCCACGGCAATCGCTCCGAAGGTTGAGAAAACCGAAGGCTCGAACGACGAACTCCGCGCACTTGCCCGCAACGGCGGCGTGCAGGTGTTCGAGTACCGCGACGTCACACGCAGCACTGGCCTGGGCAACCCAGTCACCATTGCTGACCGCGTGAACGTAGTTGCGGCACAGTTCAACCCATTCATTGACCCAGCAATCGTGACTGTGGTTCGCGCAAGCACCGGCAACAACATCCAGTTCCCACGAGTCACGGCTCTTGGAACCGCTGGATCGGTTGCTGAGGCTGGCACGATCGGCGAGTCGGACGGAACGCTCAGCGCGCTGTCCCTCACACCAGTCAAGTACGCGACGATTATTCAGGTGACGGAAGAGCTCGCAACTGATGCGGCGTTCGACCTATCCGCGATGATCGCCGACAAGTGCGGCGCCGAAGTCGCAGTTGCTCACGGTGCATTTGCTGGTACGGCAGTCGCGGCTCAGGCTACGATTGGCGCAACTGGCTCCGGCACGGTGTCAATCAACCCAACCTTCACCGACCTTGCGAAGCTGAAGGCGTCTGTGAACCAGGCGTACCGACGCGCACCAAAGGCTGGCTGGTTGATGAACGACACGACGCTCGGCGTTGTGACTGGTCTCGTGGATACGGCTGGACAGCCAATCTTCCGACCAGGCGATGCGAACACTCCAGATCGACTCCTCGGAGCACCGATCTACAGTGCAGCACTTATTGACCTGACCGATGACACTGCAGGCGCAATCCTGTTCGGTGACCTCGGACAGATCTACACCGTCCTCGTGGGCGGGGTGCAGGTTGAAGTCTCCCGCGAGTTCGCGTGGAACCTCGGCCTCATCTCCTACAAGGTTCAGGTGCGCGGCGCCACTGGGCTGTCACAGGCTTCAGCGGTCAAGTCGTACAAGTCAGCCAACGTCTAATCCGTTAGACACTAGGTTGAGCGGCAGGGAGTCGGGCTTCGGCTCGGCTCCCTGTTGCATTAGAGGGAGGGCAGAATGAGCATCTGGCACAAGATCAAGAAACTGGCTGCGAAGGGGTCTCCTAGAATCAACGTAGAGGCACATCCCAGCCTCGTAGAGCGCGCCATCGTCGTAAGGTGGGGCAATACAGCCACAATCAAGCGAGCGCCCGCCAGAGAGCGGGAGAAGGGCAAAAGCGAGTGAGCGAGCAGCGCATCAGCAGCAGGCAGGTCACGGTCGGCACGGCAGCCGTTGCCGTCGGTGAGGGGCTGGTCCCAGGCTCGACCTTTGTTCTGCACGCGGACACGCCAGGGGACCACGACATCTTCATCGGACCGCTGGGCGTCACCATCTCCACTGGACTTGCGCTGCACAGTGGCAGCACCCTGACAATCAACGTTCCTGAGCGGGTGCAGTTGTATGCTGTCACCGACTCAGGGACACACACCCTGTACGTCCTACAAATCGGAGGCCGCTAAATGTCCTACGCAACGCTCGCAGAGTTCAAGAGCGCCATCGGGATCGGCACTGCCGACGTCACCGATGACACCGCGCTGCAGTCAGTACTTGATGCAACCGATGCGCTGATCGACCTCTACACCGACCGCAAGAACGGCTTCGGCACGGCGACCGAGACGCGCTACTACACCGCGACCGACTATCAGTACGTCCTGATTGACGATCTTGTGAGCCTTACAACGCTGACGACAGACGACGATGCCAACGGCACCTACGAAACCACGTGGACGGTGAACACGGACTACAACCTCGCGCCAGCCAACGCTGCGCTTGAGGGCTTCCCTTATAACGAGATTGACGTGTCCGTGACGTGGCCGCGCAACTTCCCGCGCGACGTCTATCGCGGCGTCAAGGTGGTCGGCGTCTTCGGATGGCCAGCAGTGCCAAGCGCCGTCAAGCAGGCAGCAATCATTCAAGCCGGCGCAGTGTGGTCCTCGCGCACCTCGCCGTTCGGCGTGATCGGCTCGCAAGACCTCGGCGGCATCCTTCGCCAGTCGCGTGCGCTTCACCCTGAAGCGCAAGTGCTGCTTGAGGCATACCGAAGGCGTGAAGGTCTGGCTCGATGAGCTTTGACGACCGGACGATCATCGGTGGACTCGCCGCGCACCTGACCGCGAAGACGCCACCAACTGGCTACGTGCTTCGCACCGTTCACGCCTTCCCACCTGACAATCTTGCGGTCGTCCCAGCGGCGGTGATCATCCCAGGCGATGACTCCATCGGCTACGGCGCAAGCAACCGGCAGATCGCGCTGACGCTGAACGTGGTCATCTACATCCAGCCGCAGGCTGACCTCGGCCGCAAGTATGCGGACCTGATGACGTGGCGCACTTGGCTGCGCGACAGCCTGATTGACGGCGTGACGCTCGATGGCACGGACGCCGTGGCGCAGGCAAGCGTGACCTCCACCAACATCGGCACCGACACGTGGGGCGATGCGGACTTCCTGACGATCACCGCAACGGTTGAAGTCTCAAGCGTGGAGGCAATCGCAACCAGTGCCTGACCTCAAGAAGCCTCTGAGCTACCCAGTGATCAGCCACATTGACGTGCAGTTCGTGCCAGGCTCAATCCCACAGGGAGAGTTCGTGGCTGGTCTGCCTGCCGACGGTAGTATCATCAGCGCACCTGTGGTTCAGGCAGAGGCTTGGATCGCAGCAGGAATCGCCAAGCGTGCCGCGACTGCGGCTGAAGACAAGGAGAACGACTAATGCCAGCCGCATCCGCAGGGAACGTACTGTTCAGCAAACTGGTCGCCTTCAAGGAGACTACGCCTGGAACCATTCCAACGCTGACCAGCGGCGGCCGCAAGCTGCTCGTGACGCCAACTGGCGTCATCTCCGAAGGCACAACGATTGAACTTGGAACCGAGCGATCCGTTGCACTTCGCAACCCGCTCATCGGCTCCACCGGCACAATCGTCTCTGTTGAGCCAACGCTCAGCGCGACCGTCCCTGCCGTAAGCGTCGGCGAACTTCCACTCTGGCTCTCAATGACGCGCACCGATACACCTTCAGGAACAGCTGCGCCATACGAGTGGGACTACGACTACTCGATGACAGCGGCGAACTCGCCGACTTCCTACACGTTGATCGCAACCGACGGCACGCAGGCATACGCCGCGAACTACTGCTTGGCTGAGTCAATCACGATTGCGGCAGACCGCAACGGACTGACGAACCTGAGCGCTAACCTCTTCGCGCAGCAGATCGCCAAGAACAGCGCGACGCTTGCCGAAGGCACGCCAACCTCGCCGTTTATGGCAGGACGCCTCTGGAACGCCTTCCAGCACGGCAGCACCTTCCCAGGCACGGCTGACGGAACGGCATACGAATACCTGCTCGACTTCTCACTGGAGTTCAACGCAGGCATCACGCGCCAGTCGTACCTTGCAGGCACGACCGTGTTCAGCACGCACGCCGAGAGCAACCCATTCAGCGGCACGCTGACGATGACGGTGAGCAGCACGGCGAGCGCAGTCTCAACGTGGTACGACGCATACAAGGCAGCGACCCCGAAGGGCGTGCGACTGACGTGGAGCAACGGCACCTACTCGGCACACATCCTTGCGATGATCGTCCCAACGGAAGTCCAGCAGATGGCTGGCGCCGAAGATGGTCTGACCACGATGGCCGTGACTGGAACGCTCGTCTACGACACGGTGAGCGCGAAGAGCCTTCGCATCGTCGTGAATAGCGACTTGGCGGCGTTGCCGTAAGTTCAACCTAGTAGCAGAGGAGGAGGCTAGATGAGCCAGAGTAAGCCACAGTTCCGCACCGTTGAGATCACCCTGTCCGCGCCGTTTGACGGCTGGACAGCCACGATGAAGGCAGAGGGCGTTCCTGCTCGCGTCTTCATTGAGTTGCAAAGCGGCAGCGCCGAGCGCGCACTGAACGCACTGCAGAAGCTCGTGATCACGCACAACTTCCTGACAGACGATGGCGCACCAGCGGCAGACGTGCTTGACGCACCAATGGACGCACTCAGCGACGCGATCACGAAGTGGAGCGACGCGGTAGCAGCACTCCCCCCTCGATAAGGCTCGACGCCCAGCGGCTGGCGGCGGGTCGGACTCTCTCGCCGCATCCACTCATCGCAGCGCACCTGATCGGTGAGAAGTTCCACATCCCACCGCACGAGGTTCTGGAGTGGGACGCAGGAGACTTCACTCGTACACTGGCGCTAATGTCCGACCTTCAGCCAAAGGAGAACAGTGGCCGCTAACTCGCTTGACCGACTGACAATCTCCTTCAACGTGGACTCGAACTACAAGGCGTTGCAGCTCGGCTTCCTCGAAGGGGCGAACCCTGGCGCCTACAAGCGCCTCCTGAGCATCGCCACGCTGAACGCTGCGCGCACGATGGTCAAGCCAATGCGAGCCGAGGCTCCAGTCGGCAAGACCACGAAGTCGCCAGGCAGACTCCGCAAGTCGGTCACGGCACGCCGCGCGCGCTTCGGCACACCGGCTGCGGTGGTCGGTCCGAGGGCTGGACGAAGCCGAGACGGTGGTAGTGGTGGAGCGTGGTATCGCTGGTTCGTGACCTCTGGGATCAGCGGCGTGCGCCAGACCAAGAACGGAGCGAAGGCAGTCAAGGCAGTTCCAGCCAACCCATTCGTCACGCGCGTCTCCAAGAACGAAGCGCACCAGAAGACCGCGATGGAAGCGATGGCGAAGACGGTAGAATCATTCTTCAACAACGACGCATTCCGTAGGACCATCCTGCGGTTCAAGAGAAGGTGAGCAATGGCATTCGGGTCTGACCGTTCAGCGAACTTCGTCATCGCGGCAAAGGACGCCGCGACTAAGCCGATGGGCAACATCGGCAAGGCGATGGGCCGACTTCAAGGAGTCGCTGGCACAGCATTCAGGGCAATCGGCGCAGCTGCGCTGGCAGCCGGTGCAGCACTGGTAGCCTTCGCAGCCAGCGCAGTCAAGGCTGCGGCAGACGATGAGAAGCAGACGATCAGGCTCACCGCAGCACTTCAAGCGCGCGGCTATCAGATGGATCAACTCTCGCCAAAGATTGAGGAGCAGATCAAGGCGATGGCTCGCCTCGGCTTCACGGACGACCAGGTGCGAGATGGACTAGAAATCGGAAGCCGATTCTTCAAGAACCAGGAGAATCTGCTCAGGGCAAACGCCGTCGCTGCAAACATTGCCGCAGCAACCGGCAAGGACCTTAGCACCGTGATGCTCGCCATCGGACGAGGCGCGCTGGGAAGCACGCGCGGGTTGATGCAGCTCGGCATCCAGGTTGAGAAAGGCGCCAAGCTCAAGGACATCCTGCGGGCCGCTGACGAGAAGTATCTCGGCGTGGCTGAGGAAGTCGCCAACAGCACGAGTGGCAAGTTCGCCGCAGCGCAGATTCGCTTCAACGAGGCGATTGAGAACTTCGGCTACAAGTTGCTGCCAGTGGTCAATGAGGCCCTTGCCTTCTTGACCGAGACGGCTCTGCCTGCCTTTGAGCAGCTGATGGAAGACCTCGGACCTATCTTCACCGACATCTTGGACAACTATGTCCGACCACTCTTTGATTCCTTCAGCGAACTCTTTGCCATCTTTGATACTGGTGACGACTCAATCAACGTCTTGACCATTGCGCTGACTCCCCTGAAGCTTGCTTTGCAGGCAATCAAGATTGTGATTGACGCCATCGTTGCTGGGCTGAAGTTCATCGGAATCGGAGGCGGACCCAAGTTGCAGAAACTTGACAGGGCTGCTGCCGGCGCAGGCTACAGCGGAGGCTCACGAGCGACAGGAACGCCGATGAGGGGCGGAGGCGGCGGAGGAGGAGGCGGCTCTTCGTATCTGCAGGTGAATAACTCGATCACGCTAGGACGCGACGCCACCTCAAGCGTGAACACGCAACTGGGGCGAGCAGCAAAGGCGCGCGGATCAAAGCGGACTCCGTAAATGGCGACCGCACCATTCCAACTCTGGCTTGACCTAGCACCAGTCGCCTCGGCGGTTCGCGTCAGTTCAACGGTCACGGTCACGACCTCCTCGCCGCACGCAATCTCCACTGGCGCCTACATCCAGATTGACGGCACTCTGGGAACCGCTGGCACCTCGATGGCTGGCGTCTACAGCGTGACGGTGACCTCAGGAACGACCTTCACCTACACCTCGGCAGGGTCGGCTGGGACCGCTGCTCTTTCAGGCGCCTTCATCTCGTACGACCTGATGACGCCGCTGCTTGACTACAGTGGCACTGCGCGCGAGACCGCGCTCTACGTGCCGCTGGAGAGCCTGCAGATGGCCGCAGCCGGTGACGGTGCTGGCGTCAGTTTCGGCTTCACAATCAACCAGGACAACACGCCGGCGGAGGGTCCGTGGTATCTGCTCGTCCCTGATCAGACGCGCGTCAGGCTCGTAGAGAAGGCATCTGGACAGACGCCAGCCGCTAACAAGAGCGACGTACGCTTCGTCGGCGCGCTCTCGAACGTTCGAGCGAAGATGAGCGGGTCTGGGCAAGGGACAACCTCAGACGTGGACTTTGACGACCCCAACGCGCTCCTTGAGCGTCTGATGGTGTTCGGAGGCACCAGTCGTTCTAGAACGGTGGCAGTGACTGGAGGCTTTGAGCGAGTCTCAAACGTGACCACCGTCACGACAAACTCGGTTCACAACTTTAGTGTCGGACAGAAGGTTGAAATCAGCGGTGTCATCGGAGGCAACGGCACATCATTCAATGGCACATTTACAATCGCTAGCGTACCGTCATCGCGCACGTTCACATACAACAACGCTGGCTCTGCTGCAAGCGGCAATACGTGGACTGCAATTACGGCCGCTGCTTTTTCCTCAAAGCGGCAAAATGCCGTTGATCTGACCGTATCCAATCACGGCTTGGATCTGGCAAACACGTCAATGACTTTCGCAATCAAAGGCGTGACGTCTACTGATGCAACAGCTCAGAACTTTATAAATGGAACATTCTCTGGGCGTCAAATTCAATCAAGAGGAGCAAGTACCTTCCGCATCGAACTTCCCGCCGGACTGCCAAAGCCAGTGCCTTCCTTCGTTATAACGACCGCCGAGATCAAAGGGAATCCGACAATTCGTCCTCGACGAAGCACCAGTGTCAATGAGATCACCATCTCTAGTGGGTCAACAGAAGTATCTGCGGTCACTGCTGTGCTCGGCACGGTAAGCGATTACAAGAGCGATGATCAGGCGGTGCTGCGTCTCATTGACACAACCGATACGTCGCAAATTGTGGGTTCTGGTATTCAACATACGCGGGTTGCAACTACGCTGCCTACATCGTCGTTGCGATCTGCGCTTGATTCTCTCGT